TTCCCTGTGCATCAACTGTAATATTTGTATTTGTATAACTACCAGCAGTAACAGAAGTGTCGGCTAATTTAGCAGCAGTAACAACGTCATTATCTATAGTAAAAGTTGAACCAGAATTACTTACAACAATATCTCCCTTATCACCATCTGAAATAGCTCCGTCTGCTCCGTCTGCTCCGTCTTGTCCAGCAGGCCCCTGCGCTCCTGTATCCCCTTTAGGAATAGTAAAGTTAAAAGTAGCAGCACTTGACGATCCAGAATTTGTGACTGTTGCTGAAGATCCAGCAGCACCTGTAGTCACTGTTCCTACAGCTATTGTCGCAGCAGCACCATCACTACCAGCAGCACCTGTAGCACCTGTATCTCCTCTTGGGATTGTAAAATTAAATGTTGCAGCACTAGATGTTCCAGAGTTTGTTACTGACGCATTAGTTCCTGCATTGCCTGTTGTTGTACTACCAACCGCTATAGTTGCAGCAGCACCGTCAGAGCCGTCATTACCTGCTGGGCCTTGACTTCCAGTACTTCCAGTTGCACCAGTATCGCCTCTAGGGATTGTGAAATTTAATGTAGCGGCTGTTGTACTACCAACATTAGTAACTGAAGCATTTGTTCCAGCGTTTCCTGTGGTTACTGTTCCTATAGCAACTGTGGCAGAACCTTCTCCTTGAGGCCCTTGCGCTCCAGCCTCACCTGCTGGCCCTTGAGGTCCAGGGACAGATACGGTTACAACTGAGGTTTCACCATTAACAATAACTGTATTTTTTGTAGTTGATGTCATGTTGTTGAATAGCCTTCACTTACAAATATAGTACCTTCTAAATAATATTCTTTGTTGCCTGATCCATCTATCAATAGAACATCATATTGTAAAATTTCTGGACTAAAAGTAGCTGTCTGTAAATCTGTTAAAGATATGCTTACTGAACCTGCTGCTCTATCTGTATAAGCTGTAGTAAAATCTGCGTATTTTGTAGTGCGTGTATTATCCCAAACCTGGGCTACCACAGTAAATCCTGTTAAATTTATTGCAGAATTATTACCATCCTTAAATAACAAAGGAATCGTATGATCTGATCTCCTCTGAACTGTAAAATTATATTTACCAGGTTGGATTGCCATTAACTTGCCTCAAGTGCAGCGACTTTACTCTCTAATGTTTCTATCTTAGCAACTGCTTCCTGTAATGCTTTTGTTAAAACTGAAACTATTGGAGCTAATTTAAGACTTTGTAAATCATCTCCATCTTTTGTTCCTGTTGCACCACTTGGGATAACTTCTTGTACTTCATGTGCTATAAATCCTTCTTTAGTTTTACTCTCAGCTTTTATTACATCTCCATAATCAATAATTTGATATGTACATGGTTTTAATTGTTTTATCCTATCTATTCCAGATTCTGTTTGTAGTGCAATATTTGTCTTAATTCTGTAATCAGAAGGCGTTGTGTCTACAAACCCAAGACCGTTAGTATCAATCCAAAGTTGCAATTCATTTGGATTTGCATGAGATGTAGGAGTCCAGTAAAAATTATAAACATTTCCTGTTGTGGCTGCACCAGGATCAGATCCTGTTTTACTGGCAATTCCCATTGGCACAATAACACCAGAAGAATTAGTATTTGTTGCTAAAGTTTGTGTATGGCCTGACCAAACCAATGCACCATTAGTATTAACTTTCCATCTAGACGCATTTGAAGTCATTAAACTAACTTGACCAGCATCATAAGCATTAATTTCAAGATCTCCTGTACCTCTATGCTCTATTGCTGATTTAGCATTTGTTCCACCTGTATGCCTTATAAATCGGGCAGCATAATCTGAATGAGCATAAGTGGCTAAATCAAGATATGCTTCATCATTATTATTAGAATTAGATGCTTCAATCTGCAAATAAGCATCATTAGTAGTGTTTTTAATAATTGCACCACCACCATTGACTTCAAGCATCTCACTTGGCCCTGTATTGCCTATACCAACTTTTCCATCACTAAGTACAGATACTTTTTCAGAACCTGAAATAAAAAAACCAAGCCTTGTATCAGCAGGTAATCCCATCCCACTTTGCACAGCACTACCTGAACTATTTAAAAATCTATAACCAGGAATAGCTGATGTACCTGGTTTTGAAATATGAGTTCCAGCAGAACTTCCTGTTGATATATCAATAACAGGTAAAAAAGCTGTACTATTATGAATTTGATATTGATTACTATTTGTATTAGCCCAACTCATATAACTTGTTAAGTTATTTCCTGTTGGAGTTGTACCAGTGCTGTTATTACTTTTTAAAGCTTGTAAATTTGACTCTATATCAGTCCTAACAGTTTGACCTGTACCATTAGCTATTATTGCATCTGAATTAGCCATCTAATTACATTTACGAGATATTTCTATTATATTACACCTTTTTACCAAAGCCACTAGCAGTATATGTAAATTCTTTTCCTCCTTGAGACTGACCACTAGAATTTTTAAAGACAACATCAAATCCTAAACCAGTTATATTAGTAACTTCATAGTGTATTCCTGTTCCTAAATTTAATGGATTAATAGTTATAGACGGATTATCAGCAACAAAACCTGTAGTAGCATTTGTTCCTATAAAAAATCCATTAGTAAAAGTAAAACTAGGACCATTTGTTGAATTTAATACACCACTTGTTTCGGTTCTTCTGTTCATTAAAACTTTACAACCTAAAGTGTTAGTGCTGACATCTCCAATAATAATTCTTGTATTTTCTGTTGTTGTAGTAGTTTTTAAATTAAGTATGAATTTAAAATATCTAGCAGTTGCAACTGTTTCAATAAAATTATTTGCACTACTAAAAGTAACATTGTCATCACTTGTTTGTATTTGTAATTCAGCAATCGCATTTTCTAATATTGTTCCATCAAAACTTGTTAAAGCATCTACACCACCACTTATAATCGCACCATCTGAATTTAAAACTACTGCTGGCACATAATCATCAAAGAGAGTGCTATCAGAAAATCCTTCAAACCTTACAACACTTTCAAAAATAACTCCAGAAAACTTTGCTCCTAAATCTAAAACATTTGTAAATTGATATGACCCTTCTGACAGACCAGTATCTCCATCTAAAGTATCAAAATTACTAATCGTATCTATATTTGCGGTAATTGAATCAATTAATGTATTACTAGCATTTTGATCTATTTCCATTCCACTGCTATTAACAGTTAAAGCAGTTTTAGTTCCACCAAATGTAGTATTTTCTTTAATTGTTCCAATTAAATTACGATCTACCAAATCAGGAGTTGATACGATAACACTTGCAGCAGAATCTGATTGTATTAAAGTTTGATCCTGATATTTAATTAGATATTCTCCTGTGACAGTCGGCAAAATAATACTGGTTTGTGAACCATGAACAATCATTATTGTTCGAGAATTACCCCAAACAGCAGCACCACTTGTATCATCATTATGTTTAATAATTACATGACCATTACTTGTTACATCTACATCTTGAGATAAAGGCCATGTTAACTTTAAATCTCCTGATTGAGTAAACTCAAAATTTAAACTTGTTGGAGATATAGGTGGTGCAAGTTTTCCAAAATTTTGTATTTCTTGTATTGTTGGATTTCTTGTTACGCCACCTCTAGCATTGATTGAATAAACCTCAACTTGATAAGTACCTACAGAGGCATTTTCAATTTCAAAAGTTAAATCTTCAGTTGTAAATTCTCTTAAATATTCACCATAACCAGCAAGTGGGTTCATAAATACCGATGGCTGTCCATAAATATTTGTTCCTTGGTTAGATATAGAACCAGGTTTAAATTTGTATTTAACAAGGTATTTTTTTGCACCTAAAACATTTTCAAAACTTACTACTACTACAGAAATTATCTGACCTTCTTTCTGTCTTAAAACAGTTACGCCTGATAAAGAAGCAGGGCCACCTCTATCAGTTTCAAAAATACTTGTTACTCTTTCATTTTCAAATGTAGTAAAATCTGGATTTTGTAATGAATCAATAGTTGAAATAGTAGAGTTATTGCCATCAATAAAATTATATTTTTGACAATTATATGGAATTCCTGTGACTTTATATAAAATTCCATCTTGCTCTTCTAAATCAACGACTCTGTATAATTGAGACTTAATATTATTTTCTATTAACCAAACAGTATTTACTTGAAAAGTAGCATTACTACTAGGTGCTAAAGCAGAAGATAAAGTTACAACTTTATTACTAATAGAACTAATAGATGCTGAAAGAGCTTTACCAGCACTATCTACAACTAATATAGTTCTGTCACCAGTGCTAGGTAAATCGGTTGAAGCACTGTCATCTACTGTTAAAGCAGTTAAATGACCATTGCCATCCAAAGTTACAGCACTTACTCTTCCTGCTCTTCTAATCCCTGCTCTTACAGGATCATTTATACCAACAACAGCACCAGGTCTAATAACAACTCCACTTTCAATAGAAATATCAAA